AGTGTTAGTTTCGCCATATTTTTTACCTGTTAAAAATCCAAGAATAAAAGCTATTCCTAGAAAACCAATAATTAAAAGTGTGTGCCATAATAAAAACATAACTTAATATATCACTAAATTAAGATTAAAGAAAACAAGTATTGAAAGCAATTACTGTTTTTCTAGATTTATCTAAGATCGGTTTAGATCGGTGCATATAAAAGCTAGGAAAACTTAGTATTTCACCTTCCTTTATATCTATTTGAAAAGTTTCAGGTAATCCTATTTTTTTAAACTCTGTAGAGTTTTCCTTAGTGCATTCGATAAAATAAATATTGCTGAATTGAGATTCAGGATGAGTGTGCCAATCGTGAGTATCTCCATTCTTATACTGCTGAAACCAAAAGTTTTTTATTTCGCAACTACTACAATGTAAAAACTTTGTTTGTTCAATTAAGTGCTCTCTAATAATTTCTTTAAATGTTTCTGAGTATGTTCTTTTTACATCTCTATCAATTGTCCAATCTTGATTGCTAATTTTAGCATCCTCTACATTTTCTTTAGAAGGAGACTCTTTAATCTCATTTAATATTTTTTCTTTTAAAAAAGTGTGTTTTTCTGAAGAGGATTTAAAAAAATTGTTTTCTAAGAACAACACTAAAATATTCCTATGCTTACTACAGCTCTTGGACCAATTGGAATTGTAGAGTGAAAAATTCCAGAGGGAATATATAATAAATCTCCTTTTTCCATTAAAATACTATCAAAATTGTCTACAGAACCATAAACATTGTAAACAACTTTTCCAAAAGTACACAACAAAAAGACTGCCTCTCCGTCCACATGAGTTTTGGTTATGCCAAATTTATTAAGGGAGGCATAAAGATCAGTATTTATTTTTTGATTAGAACATTTAAAATAAGAGATTATTTCGTCTTGAATGGACTTAACTTCATTAAATCTTTCTAAGTGTCTTATTTTAATTCTACCATCTTCAACAAAACTAAAGTTTTCTGAAAAATCTAAATAATAAACTGTCTTATTAAAATCTATTTCTTGATTTAATGTAAAAAAGTTTTTTAAAAAGAGTGGTTTTGAAAAATCAAAAATGTCCGTTTTTATATCTTTATTTATTTCTAACAATATTATCTCCTACCGTCTGGTTGCACATCAAAACGTTGAGTTCCTAATCTCCAAGCTGTGCCTGTTGTGTTAGAAACAACGTTAACTGTAAATTCTCTTCCTCTTCCACGCAAACTTACAAACTCTGTAGCATCAGTAAATGTCGCTGTTTTTATAGTGCTTGTGCTAGTATTTGGATAATTTTTAAATTCAAGCTTTGCGTTTAAGGTCCCTAATTGATTCTGCACGTCAGGTATGAGTTTTTGCACAAACAACATATCATTACCTTCACCAATTTCAACAGATCCAGATTTTACAAAAGCTATAATTGCTTGACCATCCGCATCATTACCTGTTTCATGTAAAAATAATTGTGTGGCGCCATCTGTTAATCCCAAAATTGTTTCATTATTAGCTATTGTGGTTGACAGATACTCAGTTCCAACCGGATTTTCATAAACTTCTCTATCAATCCATGTTGTTCTAGATAATGTTCCAGTCCACCACGTCTGCTCGAGATAATTGTAAGCAACAATGGCATTTATTTGATCAGATCCTGTTCTAGGATAAAACCACATAATCTCATTAAACTCACCATTATGCCCTGCGAAAGCATTTTCTGCACCCGTTATGTTAATATTATTAAAAACAAATTGTTCTACAGTGCATGGCAATTTCTTAACAGTACCATCAAATAGAAAGAAGGAATCTTGTGACATCCAATAGGCCACACCATTTAAATCTAGCCCCGCATGACTACCAATAATTCCACAGTTCTGACCTAATTGACGTAGTCCAAAAGTAAATGGTGGACCAATAAATTGCATTGCATGAAGAGAAGTATCAGTCCAAACAAGTATCTGACCCCTTGATCGCTCTGCGGCTACAATACGAGATCCATCTGCAATTCTAAGTGAGCCTGCTGTATTTTCAGCAGTTGGTTGATACGTAGTAATATTTTCTTGATCAGAAAATCTAATTAGTAAATCGTCTTGAGAATTTGTAGTTCCAATTGTATTTTCTGTGCCCATAAAAACTAAATGTCTATCAGGTGTAGAGACTAAGCTTAATCTTGATGCCGTTGGTGCCCCTGATATAGCTGCAGCTCGTGTGGATACACCTGTTGAAGTATCCCATTGAAAGGCTCCACCATTTAAAACTGTTGCAATTAAATCCTCACCAAAGTTATCTAGTGACCATTGTCGAGCCTCTAAAGTAACATTGGAAACAGTTGAAGGAGTACCCCATGTTCCAGAACCCCAACCATCTGTACCCCAACCAAAAGCTGATGTAGAGAGCTCAGGACCTATTGATATTTGATACTGTGCGTTACCTGATCCACCACCTCCTGATGTAGAACCTGAAGCAGTGCTAGTATGTGTGACCACATAAGCATCATTATTAGCGACAGAGGTAATTTCAAATTCTTTGTTCATGTCTAGACCATCAATTGCAGAGAAAGAATCAAAAGTTACAAAATCACCTTTTTGAGCACCATGTGATGTGTCTGTTACAACAACAGATGTTGTTGCATTTGTAGTAAATGGATTAGTTAAAGCTTGTGTTTCTCTAATCGGTGTAATGTCATAAGCTAGACCCTCTTCTATAACATAGAGTTTTTTGTCTGTGCCTACAGCATTATATCTTGTGCCATCTAAAGCCACCCAAGCGTGCATGTCACGAGCCACGCCCACCAAAGTGGTAGAGATAAACTTCTCCCATCCTTTGATTTTTTGTGGCAATCCTTGAAAAAAGCGTACATTATCACCGTCTGTCCACTTGCCTTCGCCTGTGTAGTCGGTTACTTCTTTATTGATGCCTGGTGCTGGTCTAAAATTAACTAATGGCATTGTGTCAATATACTACAAAATAGAAAAATTAAAAGCTATTGAAATTCTCTCATGATTGTCATTATTACAAGGATAGACCATGTGAGGAATCCGAGCATCAAATATTATTATATCTTGATTTTTTGGAGAGTATTTGTATTCATCAGGGTAAATACAGGGAGTAATGTGTCTAAAGCTTATTGGACTGTTTTCACAACAAATTTTATGATAATAAACAACTGAAAAAGAAGGACTCATATCATGCATGTGTGGCATGTTATAGTTTTGACCATTATTAATATTTAACCAAAATCCATCTAAACGAGTTTTTGGTTTTAATTTTTCACACTGTTCTTGCACAAACATAATTAATTCTGTGAAACCAAAACTAATATCGTTACTTTGATATCCTCCCACGTTAGATACAACTCTACCACCATCATATTTACGAACGTAATTAATATGCTCATCGAGAACGTCTATATTTCCTGTAAAAGATGTTTGAAAAATAGATTCTTTACGAATTATAATTTCATTAATCATAATTCAATCAATTGTGGTTCATAGTCCAAATTCAATGTTTGTCTAGTTCCTTTAGATTGAGGAGAAGTGCAATGAAAGACATGGCAAGGAAAGATAAATAAATCTCCCACTTCTGGAGAAAATTTAACAGTATCGATTATGCTGTTTTCGTCTCTTAAAATGAAGTAAATTTCTCCAGGAAATAGTGGATCAACTTCTTCTGGTGTTCTTAAATAAGTAACTGTGCAAATGTCGGGATGGTCTTCAGAATTGTGAGCGTGCAAAGTATGATATCCATATTCCTCACCATAAACAGTCCAAGCACTTTTTAATTTAAACCGATAGTCTTTAAATTGATTAGTTAAAATAGGGGTTATTAAATTATTCAAAAAATCAATATTAGAGTCAGTTAAATGAAACTGTTTTGACAAAGATCCTGTGGTGCTTACATTACTTTTATCAATAGGATCTAATTTTTTAACTATTTCGTCAACTTGTTGTGTGGTTTTATTTACATTGATTTTAGTTTTGAGTAACCAATCTTTTCTGTTTCCTACTAATAGTTTCATTTTTTCTCAGCAACTAAGGTTCCTACGTGACCCTTAAATGCTCTGTTACCAAAATGTGTCAGTGGCATTGATAGGTCAGCCCAAATCTCGCCACCACATTCCTCTGTCCATAATCTTGAAAAATAATAATCTTCCGATAAATATCTTTTTTTGTCTAATGTTTGATAAGGACCAACGGCAAATAAATCGTAACAATTATCAGATCTATAATATCCACCATTTACAATTTGATCAGACTCATATTTACGCTCTGGAAACTTTTTCATCATTGTACGAAATACTTCTCTTTTTACTAACATCATGCCAGTTGCAGCTTCGTTGACTCTAAAAAAACCGTTTTCTCCTTTTATCAACTCTGGATTATCAAAATTAACATTATAACCTAATGCTTTTGCTTCTATTTCGTCAGGGGTTGCATTAGGATTTTCTTCTAATATCTTTTTTACTTTTTCTAAATAAATATGTTTTCTAGGATAAATACCACAAACTATATCTTTATCCGCACATAATAATCTCTCAATATTTTGCCATTGAAAACCTATGTCAGCATCAATAAAAAGCAAGTGTGTGGCTACGTAATCTGTTTGATCCATCATCATGGAGACAATAGTATTACGAGCTCTAGTAATAAGACTTTCATTACCCATTGACTGAAATCTTAGTCCAACTTTTTTTGCCATGCTCCATTGTTGAAGCTCTAATAATCCATGAACAGTGGCCTCTGAAACCATGCCACCATACATAGGCATTCCTAAAAATATTTTAAAATTTTTATCTTTTAATTCTTCTGGTTTAATCATTATTTTCTCCTAAAACACCTCATGAGGTAATTCATCTTTATTAGCAATTGTTAAGTTGCCAGAAACACTTATACGTTGCACCTTTGATTTAAAAGGGCTTACCCAGTGTTGTAACTTTGCAGGGAATATAATCATATCGCCAGTTTTTGGATGATGTGTATACGATCCCGAACCAATACCTGGAGTAAAAGCGTATTGAAAATAAAGACTGCCTGGTTCGTTTCCAGGTTGTCCTGCAAAATTATTTCTCTCCTCTACAAGTTCTTTTGGAACATCTACAAAAACGACAAACGATATGTCTCCATCATGAATATGGACTGGATTGTAGTCTCCCGCTTGCATAAAATTTATCCATAAATTATCTGCTTCTAATTTTACAGGAGGTAAATTTTTAAAATTATGAAATAGATTATGTTGCTCTCTAAATTTATTAAAGACAGGCGAGAGTTCTTGATAAAACCAATTTTTAGACGATTCATCGTATTGATACTGATGATCTAAATGTCCAGCTAATCCGTGATTAAAACTTTCAAGTTTTTTTAATCCCTCTGTATGTAATGTAGTAATTATATGTTGAGGTAAAGAAAGTATCATTACATAAGGACCAAAATTTATACTTTGATAAGAAGTGTTCTCAAATGTCATTTTACCAAACCTTTCCTGTTAAAATATTTTTTGGTCTTTTATCAGACCAAATTTTGACGTTTATTAATTCTTGAATATGTTTTGTATCGTTAGACATAAATTTATAAGTCATCCAATAAGGAATGCAGTATAAATGATTATCATGTATTTTTATTCCTTGAGATTTATCTTTATATATTAAAACTAGAGCTAAATCTTTTACTTTACGCCCATAAAATAAATTGAAAGTTCTGTCTTCTATTTTAGAATCCCAATCTATTTCTTTTTTGAAAGAAATTGTTTCTGTGCAATCGTCATGCTTTTGCATTCCATCAAATTCAAAATTAAATGTTCCAACAAGACATTCAAAACTTTTTTTAAATATCTCTCCATCTAATCTTTCTTCGTTAAAAGAATCTTTAGAAAGATCCCATTCTATTACAAAATCACTAATCATAGTTTTTTTTATTCCAAATCTTTTCTCTGTACCTATTGGATAACGTGTTAAACAATTTAAAAGAAGATGCCCAAAGAGACTCTATATCTTTTTTTTCAAATTTTTTAGTTTCCATTTTCCAGTGATTTCTTAAGAAAGGAAAAACTAAAGCTATTGGATATCCTTTTTTTAAAACAAATGATTTTTCAGGATTTAATTTTTTTATGAAAAAAGGAAAATTAATTTGATTTCTAAAAACATCTGTATCCACAATTCCATCTATAATTCTTATTTCTCTGTTTGGAGAGTTAAAAGGATTTGTAAATAAACAACTATAGTTTTTTGGAGTTGTAACTTTCCAAGGGTTTAAAAATTTAAAAGGTATATGTTCCTCATCATCTCTAACTAATTCTGGAGCTATTTGATTTGGATTATGATATTCGATTCCAAGATTATCTACAGCAAAATCAACAAAATTAGGTAGATCCCTAGGATATTTCCAATAAATAAAGTCCTCTTTTCTATAGAAAACAACATCAAAAGGATTTGTTATTAAATATCCAGAAGTCAAAGTATCTAAAAAAGGAACACATCCTTTTATAGTAGGGTCTTGAAAAGTTTCAATTTTGTCTAACCAAGTTGGCATTTTTTTAAACCAATCAGGCACTAATTTCTTAGTAGGAACAGGACTTTCAAGTCTGTCTGCTATAGTTGAACTAAATTCAATTATTTTTTTTGAAGACAAGTGGGCAATCCTAAAAAAGGTCTTTTATCATATTTATTTTCTTCTGCGCCTTCAGTAGTTACATCATTGTAATGTAAAAACACTTGAGTGCATTGATTTCCTGTAAAGGCATATCTCCAATGCTCTAAAATATTTCCTCTGTAAACTAACATGTCACCAGGAGTAAGATTTACTTCAACACCTTCGTTTCCTGTGCCTTCTGTTGGATCTAAATAAATTGGCCATGGATCACCACCAAGATTTAAAGTGGTAGATATTTCACAAGAAAACCTGTCTATGTGTCTTCTTAGCATGTCTCCATATTTATATATTCTAGCGTAGGAATAGTTTTCATACAGTTTTCTATTTGTTACTTTTTCCATTAAAGGTTTTAATTTTTTTAATAAAGTTTCCATAGCAAAATCACCATAATGACTATAAGTTCCAGGTATTTGTTCGTCATTCCAAGTGCCTAAATATTCAACATAGGGAGAAATAACTTTTGTAAATTTCATTTGCTCCACTACTTTTCTTTTCATTAAAAAATAGTCATTAACAAAATTTGCTAATTCTTTGCTAATAGCGTCTTTCACCACAACATATTTATTTTCTTCAAATAATTTACTATCTAACTCCATGCTTTACCGTTGTACCAAATAACTATTGATAAACGCTCTCCTTTCAGTATAGGGGTTACTTGATGATATACGTAGCTTGGAAATATAACTACGTTACCTATTCCTCTTGTTCTTTGATCAACTAAAACTCCCTCTTCCATTTTTGAAGTGGGCTTTAATATAGGATCATAAAACTGTAAGTCTCCTCCCTCATAGTCGGAGCTATCACATAAAGGAATAACTACAGATATCTTTCTTGTTGTTTCTTTTTTTTCGTGAGCGCAGTCTTGATGCCAACCATAAAACTGCTTTTCTTTGTATTTTGTGAACTGGATATCTTCGGGCGAAGATATGTCAAATTTCCAATTTAGAGAAAAATTAATATCTCTAACAAGAGGAGTTATCCAATCATAAATCCAAGGGTCTTTAAGCCAAGTAACTCTTGAATTTCTTATTTGTTTATTTAGACCTTCTGAAACAGTTCCCTCTTGTTCTTTTTGTTCCATTCCTCTTCTAACTATATCTTGGCATACTTGATAAGATAAATGATTTTCTACGATAGCATACGTTTCTTGAACAATCATTTCTAGTTGTTCAGCAAAGAATACAATTTATTAGGATAATGTCAATTCTGGAAAAGTTATTGCTTCGTCATAACTTGCAGACTCATCTGGAAAATCTCTTAGGGATTGTCTCCAAGTTTTAATAGCTGTAAGGTTTGATGATTGATCAGCAGCTTGATACACACTGTCTTCTAAAACCATCCAATCAGACTCTTCTAAAAGTTTATTTCTCATTTGTCTTACTTCAGAAATAGACAAAGGTTTTAGTTCAGACAGAGTCCCATCTTTATAATACCAATGTTCTTGAACAGAATCATTAGAAACCTCAATCCATTGAGATGAAGAGGCATCTGTTGGTCTTGAGTCTTGAACTCGAAAAACTCTATTGTTTGAGTCTACTAAAATGAATTTTGCCATTATGTTATCATCTCCGTAACTCTTACTCTGCCAGCTGTTCCAGCATTACCGTTCGATGGATTACCTGCAAAGGTTGAGTCTCCACTACCTGCATTACCCCCAGCACCCACAGTAACAGGTACACTTGGAGAATAACTTGGCCCTGCTATGACAGCGTAGACGTAGCCTCCGCCACCTCCACCGCCACCAGCTCTAGCATTAACACTGTTTTGATTAAAGTTACCACCATTGCCTCCGCCACCAAAACTTCCACTTTGAATAAGACCAGCGGTTCCACCTCCACCACCACTTGCCGTTCCCTGAGAGTTGTTTGGAGTTCTTTGACCACTATTACCACCGTTTCCTTTACCAATGACAGCGGATACAGGAGCACTTCCAGTATTACCAGCACCACCCGCTCCGTTGGGACCATTACCACCAGAACCTCCAGTAGCAGTTACGAGAGTTCCAAAGGTTGAGTCTCCACCAGCGCCACCACTTCCAGATGGTCTTGTTCCGATACCAGCGCCACCTCCACCGCCACCACCTGCGATAACTTCAACAGCTACGAATTGTGTTTCTGAATCCGCAGTGAAAGTGCCTGAGCTTGTAAAAGTTGTTGTGCCTGTATTACCAATACCACCTCCAGCAGCGTCAGCAAATTCAAGAGCCGCACCTGGTGCGTTAACGGTAAGAACCTGACCTGCTGATCCTAAAGAAGTTAATCCTGTTCCACCTTTAGTAGTTGGAACGGTGGGTAATCTTGCATCTGCTAAAGTGCCTGAAGCGATATTAGTTGCATTTAAATCTGTAAGAGCAGAACCGTTTAAGGCAGGTAATGTTGCAGGAAACCTAGCGTCAGGAATTGTTCCTGAAGCTAAATCTGCAGCATCTAAATTTGTTAAGTTTGCGCCACTAATTGCTGGAAGCGTGGCAGGAAATCTTGCGTCTGGTAAAGTTCCTTTATTTAACGCACCAGCATCTGTTGAACTTGCAATTTCAACATTAAAATCTGAAGCACCATCACAGTAAACAGTTGTATGTGCGCCTTGAGTAATTAAAGTACCATTTGCTTGATGACCTGTGGCTGCAATGGTTAGAGTTTGAGAACCTGTTGTATTGTTGAAAAAAGTATAATTACTTTCAACAGCAGGAATGAATACAACAATATCACCTGTTAAAGCACCTGTGAGTTCAATTACTTTATTAGAGGCTTCTGCTGTATCAGAAGCGTTTGCTGTTGTAAGAGTAATATTAGCAGATCCTGCCACAGATTTGGATAAATAACCTGCTGAAAAAGCATCAATAACGTCTAAATTGTTGTTGGTGTTTGTACCCCATGTATTGGCGTTAGCGCCAGTGGCCATGAGTTCTAATTTGAGTCTATCTGAATATGTGCTTGCCATGTTTAAACCTCTTTAAAATATATCTTTTTTAACCATTCAATCAACACTTTTTAAAGCCCCTACGGCTATCTTTTTTTGTTGTGAACTAGGTCTTCCAAAATGCCAAATGTCACTTTTGAAAAAAACCAGTTTACCTTTTTTTGGTGAAATTTCACCAATATTTTTGAAGACAGTATTTCCGTCTGAGTCATTAAGGTATAAAATAAAAGAATAGTCCTCTGTTTCTTTGTGATCGTGAGGAAGTTGTTCTCCTTGGTTATGATACTCAATCAAATGAATATGAAAAAGATTTAAGTCTTTATCTATCTCCTTCATAATCAATTTAGATAACTCTTTTGGCACTTCATAATCTAAAATATTACTTGTTTGAAACCCTTTTTTTGTGCAAGTGTCTGATACAGATATATTTTTTTCTTTAAACACTTCAAGAGTAGCCAACAAATTATTAACTATCTCGTCTGAGATTTGAAACTCTTCTAAGCTGCGTTTACTTCTGTCCATGTATTACTTGCTCCTGTTACTACATTCGCCCAAGGTGTAGAGAAAGGATTACCTGTTACTATTGTTAAGTCAAGTCCTGTCACATTGACTAATGAATCACCAATAACAGTTTCAGTCCCTGTTGCAAAGCTAGAAGATAGTCCTGTTACGCTTACAATAACGCCTGTTCCACCTGTAGCTGTAGCTGTTCCGGCGGTAAAGCCCATTGTTAAACTACCAAGAGTGACTAGAGCGTCTGCTTCTACGGTAGAGCTACCTAAAGCAGCAGTCATAGTGACTGGAACAAGATCTATCTGTGTAAATATATCAATGACAGGAGTTCCTATAGCAAAATCTAATTGATCGGATGGTGCTATGATTGCAACACTACCCTCACCTGATACGGTTGCTCCTGATAGAGCAACACCTACTGAAAGGCTATCTAGAGTTTCTAAAGCAGTTCCTGTTTGAGATGTAGTGCCTAAGGCACCTGTCATTTCTAAACCGGTTACAGAAACAATTACACCAGTTCCTACTTCTTGGGTAGTAGTTCCCAATGATGTAGACATCGTCACTCCTGTGACGTTAGTAATAAATTCTATATTCTCATTCCAAGCAAAAGATCCCCAAGAGCCACGACCCCAACCTGCATCAACTGTTCCCGATGCAGACTCAGTGCCTACACCAAATGAGGTAGATAAACTATCAAGAGTAACACTTGTACCCTCTTCAATGCTTGTGCTACCTAAATTAAATTGAGATGAAACACCTGTTGGAAAGGTAACGTTTTCAGGTTCACCTATTGCTGTTCCTAAAGCTGAGGTTGTTTGAAGTGAATCTAATGTGACGACAGAATTTGCTTCAACAGTTTCTGTGCCAATGGCTGTTGTAGTCGATAACCCAGTAACAGATACTGTGATCGAACTTTGTTGACCCCAAAAGCCTTGTCCCCACGTGCCCTCATTCCAAGCATCCGCCATGGTAATGCTCCGCTAAATTAAGATAGTCTTAATATAGCACTGTCTTTATCGTTAGTTGGGAATGCGATTGTGAATGTACCGTTTGTTGATGTCTTTACACTTCCAAAATCAAGAACACAAATAGCTGCGTTTGTTGCAGCCGATGATCTATTATAGATCAAAGCTGCTTGTGCAGAAATTGTTGCTGATGTAAAACTTGCGTTTGCAAAATCGACAAATGCTGTTGATGCTGTAACGCTAGTAGCTGTTAATCCAACAGTAGCGCCTGATAAAGTAGCACCACCTGCTGCATATGTTCCTGAATTACCTACTTCATTAGTTGCAGAGTAGGCTGTTGTGTTTCCGTTTAAAGTTGCAGAATCTGTATAAAGGGCAAGATTGATAGTGTCATTATCAATGTCATGATCCCCTTGAAGCAACTGCTGTTTAAAGGAAGCACAGACTGCTTGGTTTATTGCCATGTTTTAT